ACATGAAGTTTCCAATATTCACGAATACATCAACGATGATGGTTCGGTTGAGAAGTGGGCATCTAATGAAGATGTACAAACACTAAGAACTCAGATTGAAACCGATATCGAAAATGGTAAAAAGGAACTTACTGAAGTTATAGAAAAAAGAAATACAGCCTACATGAAATTAAAACCTATGAACTATGAATTGGTTAAAGAAATTTGATTTAAAGACTATAATGATAATGATACTATGTGTGGTATTGTTATTTAGAAGTTGTGGTGGTGGTGAAGAAGAAGAAAAAGAAATAATAAACGTAGATGGTAAAGATTACGAACTGTTAGAACAAAAAACAGATACCATATATGTAGAAAAGGAAGTTAAAGTAACAAAGTATGTACCAAAGTACATTACAAAAGAAGTAATTAAAGAAGTAGAAATACCAATAGATGTAGATTCACTTGCAATTATTAAAGATTACTTTTCAAAGATAACAGTTAAAGATACTTTAAATTTAACATACGATTTTCCAGATGTAATTACCGATTCATTAGGTAACAAACCAAGTGGAGATTTAGGATTTGGTATTTTAACTGATGTTATTTCACAAAACTCAATTGAATCTAGAGAAATAGATTGGTTCTTTAAGATTCCAACTGTATATAATACAACGATTGTGAAAGAATTACCAAAGAATGAATTCTATTGGGGTATTAATGGTGGATTTAATAAATCTGATATTATTAGTAATGTTGGTGGGGGATTAATCCTAAAAAGTAAAAAGAATAATTTATATCAATTAGGTTTAGGTATTCAGAACAATTCTAACACCTCACAATTGGCACCATTTGTTAGTGCTGGTATGTATTGGAAGATAGGAAAAAAATAAATTTAGTTTGGCTAAAAAAGCATCATTAAAACAAATCATAGCGGTAGAGTACAAAAAGTGTGCATCTGACCCTATTTACTTCATGCGAAAGTATTGTATGATTCAACACCCTGTTAGGGGTAAAATACCTTTCCAATTATATCCATTTCAAGAAGAAACATTAGTTGACTTCAAAGACCATAGATATAATATTATTCTCAAATCAAGACAAACTGGTATCTCAACTTTAACTGCAGGATTCTCTTTGTGGAAAATGTTATTCAATGATGATTTTAATTGTTTAGTAATTGCAACAAAGCAAGAAGTAGCAAAGAACTTAGTAACTAAGGTTAGGGTAATGAATCATTATCTACCATCTTGGTTAAAACTAACAACAGTTGAAGATAACAAACTATCTTTACGATATTCAAATGGTTCTCAGATAAAAGCAACATCAGCTGCTGGAGATGCAGGACGTTCTGAAGCACTATCCTTATTAGTATTTGATGAAGCTGCATTTATTGATAAGATTGAAGAAATTTGGGTATCTGCTCAATCTACTCTTTCAACTGGTGGTAATGCAATTATTTTATCTACTCCAAATGGTGTAGGTAATTTCTTTCATAAAACTTGGGTAGGTTCTGAAGATGGTACAAATGGATTTAATAATATTAGATTACATTGGAGTGTACACCCAGAAAGAGACCAGAGTTGGAGAGATGAACAAGAAGTTTTATTAGGACCAAAGGGAGCCGCACAAGAATGTGATTGTGATTTTGTATCTTCTGGTGATTCGGTTATTGACCCACAAATACTTCAATTTTACAAAGAAACTTATGTACAAGAACCACTTGAAAAGGGTGGGTTTGATGGAAACTTATGGAAATGGCAATTTCCTGATTATACAAAAACTTATATAGTTGTAGCGGATGTTGCCCGAGGAGATTCTTCGGATTACTCTGCTGCTCACGTTATAGATGTTGAAGCATCAGAACAAGTGGCTGAATATAGAGGTAAGTTAGATACCAAAGATTTTGGTAATTTCTTAGTATCTCTATCAACTGAATATAACAACGCATTGTTGGTTATTGAAAATGCAAATATCGGTTGGGCAACTATTCAACAAGTGATTGATAGAAATTATGGTAATCTTTATTATATGAATAAGGATTTAAAATATGTAGATATAGAACATCAACACTCAAATAGATACAGGTCACAAGATAAAAGTATGGTGGCTGGATTCTCAACTACTTCAAGAACAAGACCTTTAATTATTTCTAAGTTAGAAGAATACATTAGAGAGAAATCAATTATAATACGTTCAGTTAGAACTATTGATGAATTATTCACATTTATATGGATGAATGGTAGAGCTGAAGCTATGAGGGGTTACAATGATGATTTAACAATGTCATTAGCTATTTCACTTTGGGTAAGAGATACTGCTTTGAGATTAAGACAAGAAGGTATCGATTTAACCAAAAAATCAATAGATGGTATATCCTCATATACTTATAGTGGGATATATGGAAGTAATAATGATGATGAGAATCCTTGGCAGATGAAGGTTGGTGATGAGACTGAGGATTTAAGTAAATGGTTATAAATTAAAAGTTTTATATTTATATAGTATAGGTTAATTATAGGATTAAGAAATGGAAAATTACTCAGAAGAACTTTACAATGAATTTAAGTTATCATTAGATGAAACCATCGAAGAATATGATGTTGAAAACTATGATGATTTAAAGGAGTTTATTCACTTTCTAAAAAATATGAAAGAGGATATTAATGAAGCCGAATATCAAGGTAGAAAAGTTAAACTTGGAAAACCAACTAGAGGTGATGTTAAGAAGTTTAAAGTGTATGTAAAGAATCCAAAGGGAAATGTTGTAAAGGTAAACTTCGGACATGGTGGAACATCGGCTAAAAAAGCAGGTGAAAAGACAATGCAGATTCAGAAAGATATTCCATCAAGAAAAAAGGCTTTTAGAGCCAGACATAATTGTGATACACCAGGACCAAGACATAAAGCTAGGTATTGGAGTTGTAAAGCATGGTAATAAAATTAGGATATATCAAATTTTTTTTGTATCTTAGTTAGATTATAACATAAAGAAAGTATAAATGGCAGAACAACAAAATAGTTCATTTTTTGGTAGATTGACAAAACTCTTTTCTACTCAAGCAATCGTAACGGTTGATAAAGACGGAAAAAGAAAAGTAGTTGATACCGATGATAGACAGCAAGGTACAACTAATCTTATGAATTTAAGAGATAGGTACACAAAACTACAAAGGTCTTTTGCATCAGATAATATGGCAGCTCAGTCAATGGCTTACCATCAAGTTCGTAGAGAACTATTCAGAGATTATGATGCAATGGATAATGACCCAATTATCTCATCAGCATTAGATATTTATGCCGATGAATCAACATTAAAAAATGAATTTGGAGATGTTGTACAAATCAAATCAAAAAACGAAAAAGTAAAAGAGATATTGGAGAACTTATTCTATGATGTTCTTAATATAGAATTTAACCTATGGTCTTGGACAAGAAATATGGTTAAGTATGGAGATTTCTTTTTACTACAAGAACTACAAGAGGGTGTTGGTATTATTAATGTAAGACCCCTTCCAGTTTATGATACTGAGAGATTAGAGAATACTGACCCAAACAATCACAACTATGTAAAGTTTAAAGTAAACAATGACCCAAATGGTAAGGGTGAATATGAGAACTACGAAATAGTACACTTTAGATTATTATCAGATACAAACTTCCTTCCCTATGGTAAGGCAATGATTGAGAATGGTAGAAGAATTTGGAAGCAAGTTTCTCTTATGGAAGATGCTATGTTAATTCATAGAATCATGAGAGCACCAGATAAAAGAGTTTTCAAAATTGATATCGGTAATATCCCTCCACAAGAGGTTGATAACTATATGCAGAAGATTATAGGTAGAATGAAGAAAACTCCATTCGTAGATAAAAGAACTGGAGATTACAACTTAAAATATAATATCCAAAACCTAACTGAAGATTTCTTTTTACCTGTTAGGGGTGGTGACAGTGGTACTCAAATAGATTCATTGGGTGGTTTAGAATATACTGCAATTGATGATATCGATTACTTAAAGAATAAAATGTTTGCAGCTCTAAAGATTCCAAAAGCATATTTGGGATATGATGAGAATGTAAATGGTAAAGCAACTCTTGCTGCAGAAGATGTAAGATTTGCAAGAACAATCGAAAGAATACAAAGAACTTTAGTATCAGAATTAACTAAGTTAGCAGTAACTCATTTAGCTGCACAAGGTTTAGAAGGAACTGAAATGGTTGATTTTGAATTAAACTTAGTTAATCCATCTACTATATATGAACAAGAAAAGGTAAATCTTTGGTCTGAGAAAGTTAGATTAGTTTCTGATATATCTGCACTAAATATGGTATCTAAAGATTGGGCATACAAAAATATATTTAACTTTAGTGATGATGAAGTTGATTTCCAAAAGGTTCAACTTATTAATGACCTTAAAGATAGGTTCAGATATCGTTCAATTGAGGATGAGGGAAGTGACCCAGCAATGGAAGTAGAACCAACTGATGTGGAAGATGAATTAGAAGAATTAAAAACTGAGTTAAAAAACAAAGGTGGTAGACCAAGAGAGGGAAACACTTATGGAAAGGATAAACATCCATTTGGGAGAGACCCACTTGGTAAAAAAGAAAATCAAAAAGCACTGAAAAAAACAGAGTCTACAATTAAAAAAGTTGCTAAAGAATATGTTAATGGGGTTTCGGCAAAACGAAAGTTAATAGGTGAAAATGGAGACTTTTTAGATGACACTAATTTGATTGATGAATAAAAATTAAGGAAATCAAAATAAACTTATATTTATATACGATGTAACATGTCGTATATTGATATATTATTATAGGATAAAAACATAATGAAGAGGGTAAAACATTCAAAATTTAAGAACACAGGTATTATTTTCGAACTTCTCGTAAGACAAATTACGTTAGAGGTTCTAAATGGAGATAC